TGATTGCATAGCTACTTATATCCTAGGTAAGTTATAAGCTAGAGGGTTTGATTCCTTCAGAGGTTTTAAATGACTACAAAAAATAAAAAAAGAAAGTATTTCAAAATAGATTTCTGATTAACACGCAAGTCTGTAGTCTGCTTGCAGTAAGAACATAGCTCAAGTGGTAGAGCGGTAGACTTTTAATCTATTGGTTGCAGGTTCGATTCCTGTTGTTCTTATGAGAGGTCTTGCATTAAGTCACACATTGTGTGGCTTTTTGTTTGCATAGAATAAAAAGAAAGGGAACGATGAAGCCACAAAAACTTACAATTATAAACGGCAGAAGAAGTTCAGTTGATTTTGATAAACGCAACGAGGAATATACAGAGTACAATCGTACTCGTTGGAAGTATGATAGAGAGGTTAAGCAGTTCTATAACTCAACAATTTGGAAGCGAACAAGTCAACAAGTCTTGCTTGAAGCGGATTATATCTGTGCGATGTGTGGTGATGAAGCAACAATGACTGACCATATCATTAGTGTGAAACAAGATTGGTCGAAAAGATTAGATAGAAATAATCTTCAAGCGAGTTGTAAGAAATGTAACGATAAGAAAGCGATCAAAGAGAAGTATTCTTATTGATTGTGCAATAAATGATAAAAATAGATATCAAGAAGCGAACGAAAATAGAATACAAAAGGGCGAATCGGTCAGGGATGCACTGTAATTCATACGGAAATACCCCCTTTATTTTTAGACGGGGGTAGGTATTGTTCGGATATAAGAACGCTGCCCTATTCTGTGCGAAAAATTCCGTTTTTGAAATCTTGAACCCCCATAAAATCAGAAAGGAGGTGGTCGATTTGGGTCGAAAAATGAAGGTTCTTGAAACAACTAAAAGCCATCTGACAAAAGAAGAAAAGATAACCAAGAAAACCATACAGGACAAGGCTTCGGATGGTTTGGATGCATTACAACTAACACCGCCAAAACACTTTGATCCAATCGCTAAAGCTGAATACAAGCGAGTGATTGAAGATTTAAGAAAGCTACCCCTTAGAAATCTAGATAGAGCAGTATTAGAAAGCTACTGCACCTGGTATGCGGTCTACAAAGAAATATCTCGCGGATTGCAAAAAGAAGGGTATGTGATTGAAACAGATAATGGCAAGGTATTGCCTAATAAGATGCTATATAGTTTGGAACGTGCGACCACTAACTTAACAAAAGCAGCATCACAATTAGGGTTGACGGTTGACAGTCGCATGAAGTTATTCGTGCCACAGGTTGAAGAAAAGAAAGAGAGCATTTTCGATAAATTTGGTAGTTAGGAGGTGATTATGTGGAAGATGTAGCTTATCAGTATGCTTCAAGAGTCGTAAATGGAGAAATCATAGCTAGTAAGAAAGTTATAAAAGCTTGCAAGCGCCATTTGAGAGATTTAAAGCGTATGGATGATGAAGGTTTTCCATATATTTACTTACCTGACAAGGCTAAGAATCCAATCGATTTTATCGAAATGCTACCTGACGTCAAGACTGGTAAACCATATCCACTGGCAGATTTTCAAAAGTTTGTTTTGAGTAGTCTATATGGTTGGAGGAAAAAGTCTGATACATCGATCAGGCGATTTAAGAAAGCTTTAATCAGTTTGGCCAGAAAGAACGGAAAGACCATTCTCGTTGCAGGGATTGCCCTGTACGAGTTTTTATTTGGTCGGAACCCTGCAATGAGTCGTCAGTTATTTTGTACGGCAAATGACCGCTCTCAGGCTCGTATAGCCTATGATATGATCCGTAAGCAGTTAGATGCTTTAAGAAGTCAAAATTCAGATATCAGGAAGGCTACGAAGATAGTCCGTGATGAACTTAGAAATTTAAATGACGAAAGCTATGTGCGAGCGTTAAGTCGTGAAACTGGGGCAGTCGATGGATTTGAACCGTATGTTGGTATCTTAGATGAGTTCGCAGCATCAAAAACAAATGAGATGATTGAACTTCTCGAATCTGGTCAAGGTCAATTGGACAACCCTTTGATTTTGATTATTTCAACAGCTGGATTAGATTTGAACGTGCCGATGCACACAATAGAGTATGCGTACATTGAGAAACTACTTGATGAAGAAGTGGAGAACGATGAATACTTTGCATTCATTGCTGAACAAGACAATGAAGAAGAAATTGCAGATGAAAAGAACTGGATAAAATCAAATCCAATCCTTGAAGTTAAGGCACTACGAAAAAAGATGATGGAATATCTACGAAAACGTAGGAAGGTATCACTTGAAACTGGCACAGTGAATGAAGTCCTAGTTAAAAACTTTAATATGTGGAGACAATCCTCTGAAGAGTCATATATGGACAAAGAAAGCTGGGCGAAAGCTAAGATTGATAAACCTGACACCAAAAAGCGTAGAGTTTGGTTAGGTGTGGACGTTGGTAGGTCTAGTGACTTATTCTCTATCTCTCCAATGATCATGATGGATGATTATTGGTATGCAGATAGCTTTTCTTTTGTAGCTACAAAATATGGCTTGATAGCAAAAGAAAAAAGAGATGGTGTTTCTTATACAAACCTTGAAAGAATGGGTGAGTGTGAGATCACCACGCTTGAAAGTGGGGTTATCGATGATGAGCGCGTGCTTGAGAAAATCGAGGAAATGGTCTATGAGAATGATTGGGAGTTACAAGGTATTTACTTTGACCCTTATCAATTCGGTTCACTATTAACTATGATTGAGAAACGGCATCCAGAATGGCCACTAGTCCAGATACCACAAACCACCATGGTCTTGAATATGCCCACGAAGCAATTCCGTGATGATGTTCGACAAGGGAAAATCAGGCATAGTGGGAATCAGTTGCTGACAATGGCAATTAACAACGCATACACTAGAGTTGATAATAACGGTATGAGGATTGATAAAAACAAAAATAGCAATAAAATCGATCCCTTGGATGCGTTATTAGATGCTTATGCTGCTTGTTACTTGGAACCATTTGATGGGAGTGGTTATTGGACGAACGAGAAAATTTTGGAAGGAGGTTCGCTATTTTGAGATTATTGAACCATATTCACACAATATTGCTATTGATAGGCCTTGGATTTTTAATCTACGGCTTTTTCTTATTAAATCAAGTGGTAGGCTTCTTATGTAGTGGAGCTATTTTAATCTTGTTAGCCTTATATATCAGTAAAACAAGGGGGTGAATTAGAAAGGAGGTGAGAAAATAAATGACTTTTTTTCAATCTTTAGGCTCGTCAAAACTATCTTATGACGATTATGTCTCTTCGGTAATCTCTGGTAATTCAAGTCCTGAATATACTGGTATATCTGCATTAAAAAATAGCGATGTCTTGACTGCTGTATCTATTATAGCTGGTGATGTAGCTCGTTTTCCATTATTGAAAAAGGATTTAATGGGTAATATTGAGCAAGATGAAGATATGAACTATCTTTTGAATGTTAAATCCACAAGCAATACATCAGCAAGGCAATGGAAGTTTGCAATGACAGTCAATACAATCTTGACTGGCAATTCATTCTCTCGTATTCTACGTGATCCAATCAGTGGTAAGCCTCTAGAGTTTCAATTCTTTAGACCGTCTGAAACGACTGTCGAGGAGACTGATGACCACGAATTGATTTACACGTTCAGAGACCGATTAAATGGCCGGGAAATTCGTTGTGGGGCTGATGAGGTCATCCACTGGAAATTCTTTAGTCACGATACTATTTTGGGTAGGTCTCCGCTGTTGTCTTTAGGTGATGAAATAAGTTTACAAAACGGCGGTCTGAATACCTTGATTAAATTCTTTAGAGATGGTTTTTCAAGTGGAATTATCAAGCTTAAAGGTGCTCAATTAAACGGTGAAGCCCGTAAGAAAGCCCGTATGGACTTTGAGAAGATGCGTGAGGGTTCAACAGGTGGCAGTCCGTTGGTATTTGATGATACACAGGAATACACACCACTTGAAATCGATACGAATGTCTTGCAGTTGATTACATCGAATAACTTCTCTACTGCACAGATTGCCAAAGCTCTACGAGTTCCAAGCTTTAAATTAGGAGTCAATAGTCCTAACCAGTCTGTTGCTCAATTGACGGAAGACTATGTAACGAACGATCTTCCGTTCTATTTCGATGCAATCACAAGTGAATTGGCTTTGAAAGTGTTCGATGATGAAGAGCGCAGGAAGTATCGTGTTGACTTTGACACTCGTAGCGTGACTGGTAGAAACGTAGATGAGATTGTAAAACTTGTAAACAATCAAATCCTAACACCTAACCAGGCTTTGATTGAACTTGGCAAGGAACGTTCTACTGATCCAAACATGGACCGTTACCAGTCAAGTTTGAACTATGTTTTCTTGGATAAGAAAGAAGAATATCAAGCAATGAAAGGAGGTGAGATAAGGGATGCCAAAGAGAATCAAGATGAAAGGTCCGCTGATTCCGAATAATAGCCAGGAAGCTTATGACTATTTTGGTTTGGAAGCGGTCAGCGCTAAAGCTATCACAGATGCTTTCCCAGAAGACGATAGCGACATCGTTTTGGAAGTTAATTCAAACGGTGGCCTTGTAACTGTTGGAAGTGAAATCTACACAGCGTTGAAAAGTTATCCAGGGCATGTGACTGTTGAAGTAACAGGAATGGCAGCAAGCGCCGCTAGTATTGCAATCATGGGAGCTGACAAGGTACTTATTAGTCCAACGGCTCAGATTATGATTCACAAAGCGTTATATGGTTACGTATCTGGTAATAGCGATGATTTGGACAAAGCTTCTAATGCGTTAAAAGCTAGCGACCAAGCAATCGTAAATGCCTATGCTGCTAAAACTGGGCTGAGCGAAGGAGAAATTCTAGACATGATGAAAAATGAAACCTTCATGTCAGCTAGTGAAGCAGTTGAAAAAGGCTTTGCAGATGAAGTTATGACCTTTAATGATGTTGGTGCAGTTGCAAGTCTTGGAGATGGACTGTTACCACAAGCTGTTATTGACGACTTCTACGCTAACCGTAGCAAGCGTAAGTCAGAAATCCAAAATATGCTACGAGAAGTAGAAAAAGAAGAATTACTCAGAGGGCTTTAAGCTCTCTTTTTTATACCCAAAGGAGAAAAGAAGGTATGTTTAAAGAAAAAATGAAAGAACTCAAGGCACAGATTGCAAATATTGGTGTTGAAATTGCTAATAAGACAGATGAATTGAAATCTGTTTTGAATTCTGATGATCTTGAAAAAGCTCGTGAAATTCGTGCTGAAATTGAAGCGTTGAAATCGCAAGAAGCCGAAGCAAAAACAAACTTGAAAACTTATGAAATTGCAGAAGAAGGCACTGGAGCGCATGCATCTGGCGAAAAACACGAAGTAAAAACAGAAGGTAAATCTTACCGTGAGTCTGTAAACGAATGGGTTCGCACTAAAGGCGCAGTTGCAGATGCTAACTTGAAACTTGAAGGGAAAGACCTTCTTATCCCTATGAATGAAGCAGTGAACCCAACACAAGACGGATTGAAGAAAGCAAATACTGAAAAAGTAACTAGCAAAGAAATTGTTACTACACCAATTCGTGAAGTTAAGACTGTTCTTGATCTAAAACAATTTGTGACAATTCACAAGGCTTCTAAAGGCGAAGGTTCATATCCTATCTTGAAGCAAGCCACATCTAAGATGGCAAGTGTAGATGAGTTGGAAAAGAACCCTGCTCTTGCTAAACCAGAATTCACAGACGTTGCTTGGAAAGTTAAGACTTACCGTGGAGCAATTCCACTTTCACAAGAAGCGATTGACGATGCAGATGTTGACTTGCTTGCTATTATTGCTGAAGCAGCTAACCAAATCAAGGTTAATACTACTAACGATGAAATTGCTGGAGTATTGAAAACATTTGAAGCTAAAGAAGCAGCAGACTTGGATGCAATTAAAGCCATCTTGAATGTTAACCTTGACCCAGCTTACAACGTTTCATTCGTAGTTTCACAAAGTTTCTATCAAAAGCTTGACACTTTGAAAGATAAGAACGGTCGCTACTTGCTTCAAGATTCTATCGTTTCTGCGTCAGGTAAAGCCTTCCTTGGTCATCCAGTATTTGTAGTTGCTGACACTGTTCTTGGTGAAGCTGGTGAAGCTAAAGCCTTTATTGGTGATGTGCAACGTGCTGTACTCTTTGCTGACCGTCAAGAATTGGGTCTTCGCTGGACTGACAATGAAATCTACGGTCAATACTTGCAAGCAGTAGTACGCTTTGATGTTAAGAAAGCAGATGCTAAAGCTGGTTACTTTGTAACTATGCCCTAAGACTCCCCCAATTAGTGGGGGTGTCTCACGGTCAGAAACAGCATTAGCAGTACCAACCGCAAGTAGCACCAAACAAGAAATCATGGCTTACTTAGATAGCAAAGGAATTTCTTACAATTCGTCACAAACTAAAGAGCAACTACTAGCCTTGATTGGAGGTTAGAGCTATGGAAGATAAAAAGAATGGTTTTCTCGAAGAAGTTAAGTTGTATTGTAAAATCGACTATGACTTTGAAGATGAGTTACTACTTGAACTTATTGAGTCAGCTAGAGAGCAGATTTGTTTTGCCATCGATAGCAAACTGCAACCTGAAGACTTAGAGTCCTATGCGAAGTTCCGTTTAGCTGTCAAAAAGCAAGTCAAGGAAGAGTACGAACATCGAGGAATGTCAGCGGACACCATGCGTTATCCATTAGCGAACGGTGTTCTGAACATTATTCATCAACTTAGAACCAGGAGGGAAAGTTAATGTGGACACGTAACATGAATGTCCGCATTACTTTTTTTCAAAGAGTAGGCGGACAGAACGAAGATGGAGAGGCGCTAGATTTCGAAAGAAAAGACTTGTATACTTGCTGGGCAGAAGTATCTAAAACTTCTATCAAAGACTTTCGCGAAAATGCGACTGTCACGAAAGCTAGTGGGCTATCTGAGCACAAAGACACCAAAACATTTCTAATTCGTCATCTACCAAAGATGCCTTTTGACAATTCTTGTTTTGTAGATTTTGATGGTAATGAGTATCAAATCATTGCTATTGAACGTGACTACGCAAACAAGGAAATTGACTTGATTAAGGGAGTGATGGTTTCATGACGAAAGGATTAGATCTTTGTCTTGATAATCTTACGAAGCTAGAAGCTAAAGCGCCAAGAGTTGCTCGTGAAGCTGTCACAGAGGTAGCTCAAGAGTTTAAGAAAGAGCTTGAGGTGAATACTCCAGTTTCTGACGAGCTAACTCTCACTCGATTGAAAGAAGATATAAGAATCAGCAATTTCAAAGGGGGAGGAGATGCTCCTTCGAAAGATATTGGTTTTGGTCGGTCGACTGGTTGGCGTGCTAAGTTCCCAGATAGTGGAACGATTTATCAAAAAGCACAGGACTTTGAGGAAAAAACTATTAATGCGGTTACTCCTCGTGCTAAAGAGATATACAAACAAAAAATGAGGGAGGTGTTGGGTAAATGATTGCTGAAACCGAAGCTTACAAACTTTTGGTAGCAGATGAACAGTTGAATCAACTGTTTAATGAGTTTAGAGGCAAGGAGTTTCCGGGATACAAACAAGGTATTTTTACTTATGATATTCCAGAAAAGCCTACGAACTTAAAACGAAAAGAGCTTGCTCCGTTTGCAAGAATTTATTCGACTTACGAAGCACCTCACGAATATGCAGATGACAATGTTATCTCAATGGAACAACGTATCACAATCAACTTTTGGTGTAAGAATGCTAAACAAGCGGACCAAATTGCTAAAAGAATGGATGCGGTACTAGAAGATAGCGGATTTGAACGCTACACAGCTAATGAGAAACCTCGATACATGGATGACGATATTGGATTGTTGATGAACGTCCGAAAATATCGTCTTTTTGATTGGAGCGGTCTCGAAGAAATGAAAGGAAAATAAATAAATGTCTAAAGTTAAATTTGGTTTACGTGGTTTCGAATATGGGGTATTGAACTCTCAAAACCTCGTCGCAGGTGAAACTAAAAAGATTCCAGGAATTAAAACAGCGAAACTGGATATCACAAATGAATTGAACACAATCACAGCAGATGATGGACCATATGTAGTATTGTCCTCTGGTATCACTGGAACAACCCTTGAAGTATCATGGCTTGATTTGGGGAGCGATGCTCGTAAAGACTTCTATGGTATCACTGTTGAAAATGGTGTTGAAAAATACAGCAAGAAGATGACTCCAAACGATATCGCTTGCTTGTTCCGTACAACTGGTGACGACGGTAAAGGTATCTGGGTCGGCCTTCTTAAAGGTAAATTCTCGCTTCCAGGAATGGATTTGGAAACAAAAGACGGTTCGCCAGATCCTAAAAACGATACGGTATCTGGAAGCTTTGTGGCTCGCGGTGACGGAGATGAAGGTCTTGTAATTGTGGTAGGTCGTGAAGATAACCCACAATTCCAAGAAGCTGAATTCCGTAAGCTTGTTTTCCCAAAGTCGTAAGCGGTGCTAGTTCTGGACGAACAGTGACCGCTGAAACAAGCGCAGTAAGACAAGGTGCATAAGAATAGGCTTGGTTATTCCAAGCCTATATTTTTTAAGGAGTAAAGAATGTTTGAAATTAAATTTAAAAAAGGTGGGGTTCTAAAAGAGTTCTCTAAAGATTATGTCAATGTCGAAGATAATCTTCTGGCGTTAGAACACCAAGTTCGTCAAACCGCTTTGTACGAAAAGAAGGAAGATTTGTTAAATCCTGCCAAACATCGCGAGTTGAACGAGGCGTATCTTGATATGTTCGTGAAAATGTACGGTGAGCAGTTCGATGCAGATGATCTGAAGAGCGCAAGTGTTGAAACACTCGAAACTTTGAATGATCTATACCTTGCAGCTCTCGGTGGAAAGCAAGAAGAAAAAGAGACTACCGAGGGAAAAAAGAAGAAAAAGGGTTAAGCCCTAAAGAAGCTCAAAATAATTTATTAATTTGGGTTCAATCGCTAATGAGTCAAGGATATACAATCCATGACATAAAGAGCATGCGTTTATCAGATTTTGATTTGATGGTGCAGGCTTTAGAAGCAAAAGAAAGCAAAGAGGAAGAAGAAACAACCCTTGACAAGGCCTTCCCATTCCTTTTTGGATGAGAAAGGAGAATGAATGGCAAGTAACATTGGCGAATTGGTCGCCACAGCAACCTTAGATGTCGCTCCTTTTCAATCGAATGTCGGGAGGTTGAAAACCTATTTAAAAGGTGTCGATAATTCTCTAAAAGCCATGGAGAACAACTTCAAAGGCGCTGGGAAGAATGTCAGCAACTTAAAAAGTCTTATGGATCAGACTGGTTCGGCTTTGGGTAATTACCAAAAATTACTAAGTTCACAAAGCGAACGATACAATCAACTAAAAGCGAGTATTGGAGATGTTTCGACTGCTACGGCTGAACAAAAGCAGAAGTTGGTTGAAGCAAGTGCTAGTATGACGGCTACTGCTGCTAAAGTCGCCGAATTGCAAAATCGCTACGAGCAGTTAGCAAAATCTATGCGTCAAGCTTATATCGATGACAGTGCCTTTACTAAATTCGGAAATAGTGCTCAAGAGCTAGGTGGCAAATTCAAAAAAATTGGGGAAGGTATCTCTGGATTTGGCTCTGCTCTAACGAAAGGTGTGACTGCCCCTATCTTAGCCGGAGCTGGTGTAGCTGTTAAGGCAGCAATGGACTATGAAAGTGCATTTGCTGGGGTTAAGAAAACAGTTGACGGAACGCCTGAGCAATTTTCTAAATTAAGTGCCAGCATTCGTAATATGGCTAAAGAGATGCCAGCCAGTGCGACTGAAATTGCTAACGTAGCGGAAGCCGCAGGGCAATTAGGTGTACCTATTGGTTCGATTGAAGGTTTCACAAAAACTATGATTAACCTTGGGGTATCTACTAACTTGAGTGCGGAAGAAGCTGCAACCTCGATTTCCAAAATCGGGAACATCATGCAAGTTTCAGGGGATGATCTTGATACCTGGTCAGCTAAGTTTGGTGCGGCAGTCGTTGGTTTGGGGAATAACTTTGCCACAACTGAAAGCGATATTGTCCAAATGTCTAATCGTTTGGCAGCTTCTGGTAAGCTAGCTGGATTGACCATGCCTGAAATTTTAGGTTTGGCGACTGCTATGAGTTCGGTGGGGATCGAAGCTGAGGCTGGTGGAACAGCCATGACTCAGACACTCACAGGGATTTCTAACGCGGTATCAGAAGGCGGAGAAAAATTGAAGGTCTACGCAGATACAGCAGGAATGACAGCTGAACAGTTCGCCGAAAAGTGGAAAACTAAACCAGCAGAAGCTTTGCAGGACTTTATAAAAGGTCTTGGGAAGGCCAGTGAAAGCGGGAAAGATGCAAACAAAATCCTTGATAAACTTGGCTTAACAGGGGTTCGACAATCTAATATGCTAAAATCTTTGGGGCTTGCTGCTGAAACCATGGGGAAAGCTATGAATGTAGCGAATTCTGAGTGGGAAAAAGGAACGGCCCTAACTGACGAAGCCAGCAAACGTTACGAAACGATGGAATCTAAACTCCAGATGTTGAAGAACGAACTGGTCGATATCGCCATCGAATTCGGTGGACCTTTGCTGGATGCTCTTAGAAATGGCTTAGGTATTGCTAAACCATGGATTGCTACTTTGTCAGATATAGCTAAAAAGTTCAGCTCGTTATCAACGGAGCAACAACAAAATATTATCAAATGGGGATTGATAGCGGCAGCAGCTGGTCCTGCTCTTAAAATCTTAGGAGGTGGCATTTCTACCATTGGTGGTTTTATTAAAGCTATCGGTGGAATTTCCAAAGGAATTGGTATTTTAAGTGGTTCAATTAAATACCTTAAAGATTTTGGTAGTGCGGCAAGTGGTTTGAAAGCAGTTGCTGGATCAGCTGGAGCGGTTGAAACTGCAGTGGCAGGAGCAACTACTAGCACAGGCACATTCGCTGGAGCGTTAGGATTGCTTGCAAATCCTTTAGGATTGATAGTTGGTAGTATTGCTCTAGCAACTGCAGGACTTGTCTATCTTGGAAATGAGAAAGACAAAGCAAGAATCAAGACTGAAGAATTTGGGTCACAACTAAGCGATACTGCAAGGGGAGAATTGCGAAGTTTTCAAAAGACTGTTGATGAAACAAGCACAGCCGTCGCAAACTTCGGAACTCGCGCTGGAGATGCTGAGAAAGTCTCTGGAGCCTTTAAAAAGCTTTATGAAGAAGTTGCTGCCGCTGCGGATAAAACCAACAAACGAATGGAAGAGTTGGGCGCTAAGTGGGGTCTCAGCGAAGAAGATATTGCGAAAGCAAAAGAAAAAAATGCCCAGGTCGTATCTAATACTGAGTCCATGATGAATCAAATCAATGAGATTTATCAGCGTCATAATGGTGATGCGAGCAAGTTCTCTCAAGAGGAGAAAGAAATCATCTTAAATAACCAGAATGAGATGATTAAAGCTAAACTCTCGATGATGGATTTGTCGGCCGAGCAACAAAAGGCAGCTTTACAAGCTTTAAATGGTGATGTCAGAAGTCTGAATGAAACGCAATTGAAGCATACTAGAGATGTTTTGAAACAAGCGCTTGACGAGGAAAAGAAACTCTACGAGAACTCTAAAAGTGAACTGAAAGAGTTGCTAGATGGTAAGGCAATAAATCAAGAGACTTACAACAAGAAAATGCAGACTCTAGAAGCAAACCATACTCAAACCATGGAAGCTTTGGGCACTAAGTACTACCAGGTTATGAAAGCTATGGATGAAGAGTGGAAGACTCGAACTCGTTCTAACACTGGTAACAATTACTGGGAAGAAGCTAAAAAGGTTTTAGAAGAATATGGGCTGTCTTATGAGGTGATCGGCCAGAAAGCAGCAGAAGCTTCTCAAAAAATGGGTGACTCCCACAGTATCCTAGCTAAGTATACTAGTGATATGAGTAAGGAAACAAGGGAAGCTAATGACGCTTGGTCCTTGCTAGTCGGGAATATCAATGAAAATGGTAATTTTGAAGTTAAATCGAATGTTAAGGAAGTTATCGGAGAAGCAACTAAATCTGCAGAAGGTTGGGAACAATTTAAGTTTATCGCCAAAAATGCAGATATCAATTCTAACGCTCGTGTGACAATCGCAGAAGCTCTTGTCGAATCTGGCAAGTGGTCAGAAATGACATTGGAAGAAAAACAAGTGATTGTCCAAAACCAAGCAGGGTTACAAGCTATTTTTGACAGTGAGTCTCATTTGAAGATTTGGAACAGTATGCCTGCAGAAGTTAAAGAATTGCTCTTGAAAAATGCAGATGTGATGAACAAAGCTGAAGAGGCTTCAAAAGCTTTATATAACTATGAAGCACTCACACCTAAGCAGAAAGAACTTCTGGCTACAGATAAGAGTTTCAGAGATGCGGTGGCACGCTCGACAGAAACATTAACAACTTGGAATGCGACGACGCCATTCACAAAAGATTTAAAGGTGAATTCTACAAATGCTTTGAGTAATGGACAGTTATCTATCGACAAGATCATGTCTTGGAATCAAGCGACCGCTGAAACTAAATCTTTGAATGCGACAGATAACACGGGTGGAGCAGTAGCAAGCGCGCAAGCAAGTGTGAACTCGCCTACTCAAACATCGCCTATCAGCATCAACGCTACTGATGACACTGGAGGCGCTTCGCAATCGGCAAGCGCTAGTGTAAATGCTCCTTATCAATTGTCCCCGATTGGAATCAATGCGCTAGATTTAACTGGGAATCCTTCTTCTACAGCGAGCGCAGGAGTCAACGCTGTTAAGCAGAATTTCCCAATTGATATCAACGCAACGAATAAAACGCAGGGCGAGGCTAATGCTGCAAGTAACGCAGTCAATGCTGTTAAACAAAATAGCCCGATTGGGATCAATGCACAAAACCAAACAGGTGGAGTAATCAGTAGCGTGTGGGCATCTTTAAGCTCTTTACCAGCGTTTAAGTTTATTGATATCATCACACGGCACTTTACCGAACAACATGCCAAGGGTACGGACAATCACCCTGGTGGTCTTGCTACAGTCAATGACCAACGAGGTACGCTCTATAAGGAACTTGTAACATTGCCAGATGGAACTTCCTTCATCCCTGAAGGTCGTAACGTAGTCTTGCCATTGCCACCTGGAACCAAGGTCATGCGAGCTGGTAAAACTCGTAGTTTGATGAATCGCTTGGGTATCCCGAATTATGAAAAAGGCATTGGTTTTGAAGATACGAAAATTTCACATCTAACCCGGCGTTTTCAAGAAATCAATACTAGAAACAGAATCTATAACTATTCGAAATCTTCATCCTCCACTAACAATTTTGACAATCATTCAGACAGCAATAGCGGTCAAGCAATTGTGACTGAATTGGTTAGCTTAAAAGCAAGCGTGGAGAATTTGCTTGGCAAATTATTAGACAAGGATTTCAATACTTATTTAGACGGCCAAGTAATGGCCGAGAATTCTTATCGTTACCATGGCAATATTATGAGAAGGGAGGGGATTTAATGGCGAATTACTTAAAAATAAATGATTTTTCAACATCCAGTTTCAAAAACTGCGTAGTGACTGATTTTGGCACAATTCATTCTGCCAGTCCTCGTTTCTCAGAGCAATTGAAGCTTTATGGGATGAATGGAAGTTATAATCAGGAAGATGGCGCTTTTGATAATTACGAGAGAACCATTCGGGTGTTTTTCGAACGATTTTCAAATTTAGCAACTTTGGTCGAAAAATTCCAACCAGTTGGGAATCGTTTGGAATTTAGTTACCAACCGGATTCATTTTTCTATGCTGATTTTTTAGATACTGAAATCATTCCCAAAGGGATGTATGGATGGGAGCTAGTAATCAAGCTAGACATGCAGCCGTTTCGTTATCAAAAAGATGTAGATCCTGTGGTTCTTACGGCATCTGGTACAGTCAACAATCCTGGAACGATTTATTCGGAACCAATCATCGAAATTGAGGGAGATGGTGATATCTCCCTCACGATTGGTCGGAAAACTATGTACCTAGCGATTAAGACCAAGGCCACGATTGATTGCAGGCAAGGCAAGCAAAACATCTACAACGCTACTGGCGCAGTGCAGAACACTCTCAGAAAGCGTGGTGGGTTCTTGGAGATTCCGACTGGCAAGGTTGGTATTTCGTTTACTGGGAATGTTCGTAAGATTACTATTCGACCGAATTGGAGGTATAAGATTTGATTTATTTAACAAATGGGAATATGCCTCTGAACGCTGCCTATGCTGATGAAATCGTTCAGATAGATAGCAATACTTATCAATTGACCTTCCGTTTTCCGACCTCTGATCCTTTGTGGGAGAAGCTGAAAGAGGAGACATTCTTGACGGCTGACGATCTGCATGGTGAGCAGGATTTTGTCATTTTCGAGGTTGAGAAGAAGCATGGATATATTCAAGTGTATGCTAACCAAGTATTCACCCTCTTGAATAACTATGTGGTCAATCCTATCTCTTTGGATAGACAGACTGGTTCGACTGCTCTCAGTCGTTTTGCTGGCGCGATCACTCGTAACAATCCATTCTCATTCTTTTCTGATATTGAAGATAGACACACTTTTAATATCGGCTCTAAGAATGCCATGGAGGCATTAGCGAAAGATAAGCATTCAATCATCGGCCAATGGGGTGGTGACCTTGTGCGGCATGGTTATCAGGTTCGACTTTTGAAAAATGGCGGTTCGGAAAACGAATCGCTTTTTATGTACAAAAAGAACCTGTCTAGCTATCAACACAAGACATCTACTAAGTCTTTGAAGACTCGAATCACTTTCACGACGACTGTCAAGGGTGAGGGAGAAAAGGCGCCTGATCGCACATTCACAGTCACAATTGATAGTCCGCTCATTAACAAGTATAGTCAAATCTACGAAGATGTGATTGAGGTTAATGACCAGGATGTGAAGGATGAAGCAAGTCTTCGGAAGTATGGTGAACAGTATTATCGAACATCGCTCTGTGACATGATGGAAGATAGCCTTGAGCTTGAGGTTGTTGGTCAGAGTGATGTGCCTGTCCAGATGTTCGATATCGTGAGTCTATTTCACGATGTCTACAATCTTGACGTGCGCAAGAAGATTACTAAGTACACTTACTCACCGATGGGCAAAAAATTGAAGACAATTGGTTTTGGCCAGTTCAAGTCAGGTCTTGCGAATGCAATTGGGAGTGTGGTAAGCGATGCAGTCAAGGGGGAGGCTCAACAACTTCAAAGTGATTTTGAAAGGCAGTTAGCAAGAGAACTCAAGAACGCTGATCTTTCTTTTGACCGGAAAAAAGAAGAATTGGTCAATCAATTCACAGATGGTCTCAACGCTGCCAAAGCTAAAGCCGAAGAAGTCAAAAGAGAGCTCTCTGATACTATTGACCAGCGGTTTAGTAGTTTTAACAACGGCCCATTACAAGAAGCCAAGCGTAGAGCTGAAGAAGCGTTGCAAAATGCTGGTGCCAGCAGTCTACTCGCTCAAGAAGCCAAGCGGATTGGCTTGGATTCGATTACCAAGCTTGAAGAGTTTAAGAGGCAGGCTACGAGCGCTCAGACGGCTCTGTCGGGTGATTTGGATGCTCTGAAACGGACGGTCGCAAACGACATTCGACCGAAGCAAGCACAGGCTGAAACTGAGATTGCCAAGCAGGTTGAAGCACTTAGCCAAGCCAAGAAGGAACTGGCTGGTGTGAAGTCGGCGCAAGCGACGTATGAAGAGACGACGACGCGTAGACTGGCAGAGTTGACCAACTTGGCTAATGGCAAGGCAAGCAAGTCAGAACTCACGCAGACAGCCGATGAGCTGGTTAGTCGGATAGCAAGTGTGTCGGTCGGCGGAGTCAATCTGTTTAAAAGCTCGAGAGATTTTAGCGGGTCTTGGGTTAATGTCGGCCAATGGACCAAAGAGACCGAGAAATACAAAGGTCTGACAGTCATGAGCAGAACAGGCTCGTGGCTCGGGCTTTCGCAACCTTTTGAAGCAAAGAAAGGTGAAACGTACACTTTCAGCTTTTATATCAAGAGTAGTGCTGAAAGAGACCAGGCAAATATATATTTTGTGCATAATTCGACGAGTACACAAGCTAGAGTATCACTAAATGTATCCTCGTTAGTAATTTCAAACGAATGGCAACGACTTTCAGCGACTTTTAAAATTGAAGAATCGGGCTTCATCTTGCCTCGAATTGAAAGGTTTAATGCTGATAATCGGGTATATGTGGCTGGACTCAAGCTTGAGCACGGTACAATTGCGACTGATTACAACGAAAACCCTGAAGATGTTGATGGACGCGTCTCAGTAGTCGAATCCAACTTTAAGCAACGTGCTGACTCTCTGGAAGCTGGTGTGAGCCGTCTGACTGAAGGTCTCAGAACCAAAGCGGATATCAGCTCACTCAATGTGACTGCTGAAAATATTAGGCAGTCTGTGAAGAGTCTTGAGACAGACACGCAGAACAAGCTGAATCAGAAGTTGAGTCTGGCTGAATTTGAGGTGCGAGCAAGCGGAATCCGTCAGGAAATCCTCAATGCGACCAAAGATAAGGCTGACAAGGCCTTGGTTACAGCCGAAGCCGGGAAATTGCGTACAGAATTATCAACCGTTCAGGCATATGTAGCTCAAGACGGTCAGCGACAGGAAGCCTTACGAAAATACACTCGTGAGGAGAGTGCGAAACAAGCGACATCCGTCCGTGAGTTAGTCGCAAGAGAATACGTTGGGAAATCAACCTATCAGGAAGATGTAAGAGCTATTGAACGCAAGTTCGAAGGTATCACGAATCCACAAAATGGCTCGATCGCCACTCAGATTGCCAACTACAAAACAGCAGTAGATGGCAGATTTACTGAAATCACCTCACTGCTTTCTGGCAAGGCTAACCAAGTCGATTTCCAACGAGTTCGAGAGACAAGCCAACTCTATGAACGAATTCTGGGTAATACTAATAACAGTATCTCAGACAATATCGCTCGCATGGCTCTGACTAACCAGTTGTTTCAAGTCGAGGTTGGGAAGTATAGTGTAAATGGTCCTAACCTTGTTAAGAATAGCGATTTTAAAAATGGTATGAATGAATGGGCCTCAACTCAAAATTTAGGAAGATTGGTTAAGCATGACTTTTATCGTAATGGACAGAAAGATCTTATGCGTTTAAGCAATGCAACCAAAAACGAAAACTTTTTGTATAGTCCTCGTTTTGACCTTGAACGAAACACTGACTATGTACTGAATTTCCGAGGATTTAACAATAGTAATTTAGTAAGCTATGATGTTTTTATTTTGGGACGAAGAGTAGGCGAGAACAACGGATTCACAATCATTAAGCAAGTTGTTAGTAGTAAGAAACTATCTACCGCTAGATGTGAAGATGTTTCTGTGACTTTTAATTCTGGAGAGATGGACAATGCATTTATCCGATTTGATAATAATGGATCATCATCAGGAACAGCTGATTTGTACATCACAGAAATCGATTTGTACAAGGGATATAAACCTCGTGCATGGCAACCACATCCAGAAGATGTAGTCACAGATGCGAACGCGAAGCTTGAAGCTATTCGAACACAGATGACCTTGCTTCAAGGCTCATGGTCGGTTCAAAACATCAACAGCGCAGGCGATTTGATTTCAGGAATCAATCTTGGAGCCAATGGTCATAACCGATTTGACGGGAAATTGACTCACATTACTGGCGAGACCTTGATTGATAAGGCAGTTATCAAGTCTGCTATGGTTGATAAGCTAAAGACTGCAAACTTTGAAGCTGGTTCGGTAACTACTGTTGTTTTGGATGCTGAAGCGGTCACGGCTGAGAAATTGAAGGTTGACCAGGCATTTTTCAATAAGCTTGTCGCAAACGAAGCTTACTTGAGTCAGCTTTTTGCAAAACAAGCATTCATTAACCGTGTTCAGAGCGTTGCGATTGATGCAAGTCAGGTTCGCTCAGGTATTTTAAGCGGTGATAGGATTTATGGTGGGACTATCCGAGGTACTGAAATAAACGGTACTACAATAACGGGTAATAGTCGAATAACTATCGGAGATAATGGATTCTTGAGACCTACTCAAGAAGGCGGTCTTCAAATCAAGGTTCCTGAGACCTATAGTGCAAGTAAGGGGATTGGTGTTCAATTGTTTGGTAGGAATTTTGGACAAATTCCTAAAGGAATGTTCATCTATAATTCTCCTAACTGGAACGGTGGGAATTTAATAGGAGAATCCGTCGCAGACACTCTCTTGACAGTCAAAGGGTTGACCTCATTGTGTAATCTATATCGCGGTCAACCAATGAGCGGATTGCCGATAAATTCAAATTTTAGGTACGGAGACCCTGTTAGAAATCTTCACCGTATTTCATTCATCGCTTGGGATTCCCACCATGGTCAAATGTACGTCAACGATGGTACTGACACAGATGGTACGTGGTGGTTCAAGCCAGATGCTTCGAGTTCAGATAAGCGACTGAAAACGAACATTCAAGACACTGATTTTGAAGCAACTGATTTTGTGAAGAAGTTGGAATTTAAGCAGTTTGATTGGAAGCCTGATAAATTTGGCTATAAGAAACCTTATACAAACGTTGGATTAATTGCACAAGATGTCGAGAAATTAGACAGTAGCCTAGTATACTCTCAAGGAGAGAATTTGGCGCTAGACGATTTTAGACTTGGAAATATCGCCCTCAAGGCGATTCAGGAATTGTCTCAACGAATTGAGATGCTAGAAAGGAAATTAGCATGAACGCATTAGAAATTATCGCACAAGACGTAGCACGATTGACTGTTGAGAAATCAACTTTTCAGGCATTTTATCTGGAAGAAGTACAAAAGCGTGAAGCACTAGAAAAACAAATTGAAGAGTTGAAGAACCAACTCGAACCTAATAATCAAGACGGTCCAGTGGAGGGATAGAAAATGGTGACAGAATATACACTTAGAAGCAAATATTTGAAATTTGACACAACAGAGGTCGTGGTTCATCGTGAATCACCTTATACCATCTTTGCTCGTGAATTACCAGGAGATCAGACAGCTAAGTCAGACGAAGAATTGATTGAAGCGGTTAAAGATATCATTCGCGCAGAGTTGGATCCAGGAGCAGCAATCGTCAAAACGCAAGCACAGCTTGAACAGGCAAATCAGAAGATTGCTCAAAATGAGAGCGAGCAGAACAAGCTTGCAGCTCTTATCAAGCAGACTGAAGAGAATTCGAAGGTGAATCAGAAAGTCATCCATGTTCTGGTGTTGAACTCTGTCATGAGCAAGAATATTGAGTACGGCACGACTTATAAAGAATTGGTTGAGCTGATTCCTCTAGCCGAAGTAGGTAAGACCTACTTACCACATGATTTGATCACCATCGAAGACCCAAGCCATGTTGAAGTAAACGGTGAAGGCAAGCGCATCCTTGTGCAGCTTAACAAGGAATTCACATACAACGGTGAGCCTGTCAGCGCATTTGTGACAAATGGTAGCTTGGAACAAAACGGAACGGGTGTGGCTTGGAAATTTGAAGGTAAAGAGTAGGAGGTGTCTATGCCAGGATACGAACGATTTCTCGTACAAATTTTCATCACCCTTATCCCAATGATTGGTCTTTATTTTTCGATGAAAGATAAGGCTACCAAGCAGGAAAATCGTCTAACGATTTTAGAGAAAGACATCGAGAATTTAAATGAATTCAAAAAATCGGCCAACAAAAGGCTCGATAACCACGATGAACAGAATAAGGCTATCTTAGTACTAGCTGAGCAAGTGAAATCACTTGGTGAGGATGTGAGAGAGCTTAAAAATCTGATTCAAAACAAACAACAGTAAAATAAAAGGAGAAACACAAAATGATTAATTGGAAACTACGACTAAAAAATAAAGTAACACTCATTGCATTGCTTGGTGCTATCTTCTTGATGGCTCAACAATTTGGATTGGATATCCCTAAGAATATCCAAGACGGCGTTAATACATTCGTGTATATCCTTGTCTTGCTGGGTGTGGTCAATGACCCAACAACAAGTGGTATTACAGACAGCAAGCAAGCGCTTGAGTATGAAGCGCCGAAAGGAGATGATGCAAATGTCTAAGAAACAAGAAATGATTCAATTCTTTATTGATAAAGCGAACAGTGGTGATGGAGTGGACAATGATGGAGCCTATCGTTTCCAATGTGCCGACGTGCCTTGTTTTGGAATACGTAATTGGTACGGAATCAGTCTTTGGGGTAACGCTATTGACTTACTTGAGTCAGCTGAGAACCAAGGCTTGCAAGTCGTTTATGGTGCTCAATATCCAAAAGCTGGCTGGTTCTTCGTCAAGAACTTCGTTGCAGGTGATGGAGTGAATTACGGTCACACTGGTCTTGTCTATGAAGATTCAGATGGGGATACAATCAAGACGATTGAGCAGAATATCGATGGCAACTGGGACTACCTCGAAGTAGGTGGTCCTTGCCGCTACAACGAGCGATCTGTTGATTCGATTGTGGGCTACATTGTGCCACCTGATGACGAGGAGGAGGAAGCAAGTGTTATTCCATCTGAATTTGAGGAAGAAGATGGCACGTTCACGGTTGGAGATGATCCAATCAATGTCCGACGTTCTCCTGACACTTCTGGAGAAGTCGTGGCAGTTTATGAACCTGGTGAAACCGTCCATTACGACTCTAAAGGTTCAGCTAATGGCTACCGTTGGATCAGTTTCATTGGCGACTCTGGGAACCGAAACTACATGGCAATCGGACAAACTGACGAGGCAGGGAACCGCATCACCCTATGGGGTACTGTAGACTAAATTTACTAGAAAGCAAAATAGATTACACTAAAACCGCAGGCTCAAGCTTGCGGTTTTTTTGTTTGTCTAAAAAGGATTGGATTTAAAATCCAAGCTATTTCCCTGAAAGTACTTTCTGAATTAAAAAAAGTAATGATTTTTTCTCTGTTTTTATTCTTTTTACGAATAGATAAGCAGGAGGAAGAAAAATGAAGATTTTAAATATTAAACTCGCGAGCGTAGAGCAGACGGATTTAGGTTTTGAGCATTGGGTAGATGTAACTTATCAAGCACCAGTTTTAAAAAATGAGTACACGGTTAAATTGTTGCTCTTGATGGAATGCAAGATAGAGGACCAAGAGGTTATTGAGTATCTGGTCAGAACTTGGAAGTATCGCGACCTGGTTTTGCATTCGGTAAGAATGTACGAGATGGAACGAAGTGATCGCACATAATGCCTTGCCCCAAATCTGCCCCAAAAGTTTTTTGAAGTTATCTTTATTTAACGGAAGATAAAAATAAAAAAGTCCGATTTTATGGGCTTTTCATTCGGATAAAATCCGATATTTTTGGTATAATAAGGTGGCAATTAGCATTAAATAGACAGAAAAAACCTTGGGAAACCAAGGTTTTTCTTATAGACCTATGTAAATGAAACCAAGGAGTTTTGGCTGTTGACAAAAGTGACTCTCTTTAGTAGAATAGTAGGTGCGATGAGTCGATAGGTAGTCTTCGGACTACTATTGAGCATAAGGAGGTCATAAC